ATGTATGGAAAAATTGAAAAGCTTTTAAAAAAGCATGGCATAACTGCATATGCATTAAGTAAAGCTACGGGCATTTCTACGGCGGCAATGACTGACTACAAAAAAGGTCGTTCAAAACCTAGCGTAGATACGCTAAAAAAAATTGCCGATTATTTCGGTGTAACAGTTGATTATTTTTTATAAAAAGGAGAATGTATGGACGAATTCTATGGAAAAATTAGTTTACACAGTTAAAGAGGTTGCTGCGTTACTGTCGATATCAGAAACAGCGGTATATAACCTCAGAAATGAGGGCAAGTTACACCAGTTACCGATACCCGGCGTGAAATTCAACCGGAATGAGGTTGAGAAATTAGCAGGGCTGACAACGGAGTTTAACATTGTCAGGTATAAACAATTGCAAACAGAAAACGAACGCTTGCAATCAGAAAATCGGTATCTAAGAGGTGAAATTAGAAAAATCACTAGCCAAATGCTAGTGATTGTAGGAGAAGAACTATGAAAATGTTACAACTTCCTGATGGAAGATTAATTACAGACATGCAAATTATGACTGGTAAAGGTTTATCAGATTTAGACCTAGCCTATATTGATGCAGTAGGTATATTGCCAAGAGTTGAGGTTGAGGACAAGGAAAATGATTAAGTTGTGTAACGGAATGAAAATCATATCAGCAATATTAGTGATTGGTGGTATGGGTAGCTTAGAACTAGACAACATCGATATGTGGACATTCTTTTGTCAAAGTATGTTGGGTGTAACGATGTGGATACTGAACAGTAAATGGGAAGAAGAAATAAAAAAGGCCCTTTAGTAATTGCAGTTACCAAAGGGCAGATGCGAAAAGTGAGTTATTAAAGCATCTTAATCATATCATACATGATAGCTGGTTAAGGTGGCAAGGTGAAAAATGGAATGGAGATTAAATAAAGACCAAATTGCCGAAGTTGCGGCAATGTTTACGGAATTATGTGAAAAAATAACAGATGAAGAAGTTTCTCTTAATCTTAACATCAGAAAAAACAACGCTGAAGAAGGGAAAACGCTTTATACATATTACGTACATGCGATATATAATGACAAACTAATTTATATAAATATGGGTGAATATCGTTCGTTAATGGACTCACCTATAACAAACGTTGAAGCAGAAAAAGTTATTGCATCGTTGAAAGAGGATAAATAAATATGGCTAGTATTTATGAATTAAACAAAGATTATGCGGAATTATCCGCAATGCTAGAAACGGCAGAAACAGAAGAAGAAATTCAAGCAATTCAAGATACATTAGAAATGATTAATGTATCTATTGAAGAAAAATTAGAAAACACAGGTAAATTTATTAAAAATACGGAAAGTGATATTGCTGGTATTAAAGCGGAAATCGACCGTTTAACTGCAATGAAGAAAACAAAAGAAAACTTTGTTGAACGGCTAAAAAATAACGTTGAATTCGCACTAAAAGAAAAAGGTCTTGAAACGCTAACGGTTGGTACATTCAAATGTGGATACCGCAAAAGCGAAAGCGTGGAAATCACAAATCTTGATGTAATCCCAGCGGATTACACGAAGGTTGAAATTAAGGCCGATAAAACGGCTATTAAGAAAGCTATTAAAGCCGGTGAAACGGTAGACGGTGCAGAAATCAAAGTAAATCAAAATTTCTATATTAAGTAGGTGATCGTATGGCAGCAAAAACATTACAACAAAAATTAATTGCAATACAGTCGGAGTTGAAGGCCCCTAAAAGTCAATACAATAAATTCGGTGGTTATAACTACAGAAATTGCGAAGATATTTTAGAAGCGGTAAAGCCGTTATGCGCTAAACATGAAATCGTACCGTTATTAAGCGATGAAATAGTTGTGATTGGTGATAGATATTACATCAAAGCAACGGCGAAGGTAACGGACGGAAATGACGAAATTATTACTACCGCATTTGCACGTGAAAGCAAAGATAAAAAAGGTATGGACGAAAGTCAAATTACCGGCTCTGCTTCTTCTTATGCCCGTAAATATGCTTTAAATGGATTGTTTTGTATTGATGATACAAAAGATGCTGATTTTATGGATAATGCTCAAAACAGTAAGCAACAACAACCAACAAAACAACAAGTAACGAAAGATAAGCATGTTAAAGGGTACGATGAATTTTTAGCGTTACAAAAATCTAAGAATGTACCGCCAGTAGAAATCACAAAATACATTGCGGCAGAATTCAAAAAACCACGTATTGGCTTGTTAGATGAATTTGAAATGATAGCGGCCTTGAAGTGGATAAAAAACTATGGGGAAAAAGAGGAAAACAAAGGCTTTACCTTATATGACAATGATGAACAAGCACTTTTGCATGAAAATGCCGGAGACCGCATTTAATGAAATGGATTACAAAGGGAATTAATGTCATTAAGTCTATTGGCTATAACATATTAATTCCCGCTCCAAAAGATGAAACGTTAAAGAAGTTAGATCCGGAAGTTGAATATATAGTCGAAATCAAACGAAAGGTAAAACGTCGCTCGCTAAATGCCAACGCCTATGCATGGGTATTATGCGATAAGATAGCACGGGAACTTTCAAAACACGCATATATTTCAAAAAATGAGGTGTACAAGCGAGTTTTGATTGAGTGTGGTACATTTACCTATTTACCAATTAAAAACGATGCTATCGAGCGTTTTATTGAAATTTGGCAAAGCCACGGGTTAGGTTGGCATGCAGAAGATGCCGGCCCAGCCAAAACGGATGGATATTCAATCGTTCGTGCATATCACGGGAGCAGCGTTTATACGGTAGATGAAATGCGCCGTTTAATTGATGCACTTGTTGATGAGTGCAACCAGTTAAACATACCGATTGAAAATGATGATTATATCAACTCACTTGTAATGGAATGGGGCGAATATGAACAAAAGGAAAAGACAGGATAACGCACTATACGCCCGCACCAGAAAATGGGCGTATGAACGTGATGAGGGCCTATGCGTTCTATGCGGTGCAATGGCAACCGAGGTTCATCACATAGAATTTAGGTCGCATGGTGGTTTATCAAATTTGAATAATCTGGCTTGCTTATGTCGTGATTGCCATATAAAAGCACATGGCAGCAATGCAAAACAGATTAGGGAAATATTAAAAGAAAGGAACAAAGGTATTAAATGGCAGAACGAAGAATGATGTCCAAGAAAATTATTGATACTGATAATTTCTTAGATATGCCACAAAGTACACAATGCCTTTATTTCCACTTGTTGCTAAGGGCAGATGATGACGGCTTTATTCAATCGCCTAAAAGCATCATGCGCATTACTGGTTGTAAAGACGATGATTTAAAATTGCTTATTGCTAAAGGTTTTGTGATTGGCTTTGAAACTGGTGTTATTGTCATTAGACATTGGCGGATACATAACTATGTACAAAGCGATCGTTATTCAAAATCAGAATTACCAGAAGCAAAACGTGTTGAGTTAAAAAACAAGGTTTATGAAGTGGTTAAACAACCGATGAACCCAGATAATACCTGTATGGATACAAAATGTATACAAAATGGATACAATCTGGATACACAGATAAGAATAGATAAGATAAGAGAAGAAGAGAATAGAATAGAAACATTATGTCATGTTACACATGACGATGTGGATAAATCTCACTTTGAAATTATCGAATATCTTAATCTAAAAACAGGTTCGAAATTCAAGCCTACGACCAAACCATACGTACAGGCAATTAGATCACGTTTAAAAGAGGGGTATACGGTTGATGATTTTAAAATAGTCATTGATAAAAAATGCCGTGAGTGGAAAGGTACGAAGCTGGAAAAGTACTTAACGCCGAAAACCTTATTTGCGCCAAGCCATTTTGATACATACCTTAATTCAAACGAAATGGCAACTATGACGGATACAGAACGAAAGGTTGCAGAACTTAACGCGCTGATTGATGCGGTAGAAAGGGGAACAGATGAAACCGGAAATATTGAAAGCTACGGGCCAACTATTGATATATGACAAGTTCGATAGTGCGAAGGTTAAAATGTACGCCTACATGCTGGAAGATATAAACCCGGTAACATTGGCGGAAGCAATTAAACAATGTATTAATACATGTGAATTCGTTCCGGCCGTTGCAACCATTCGCAAGAAAGCGGCGGAAATTTCCGGCTATGTAAACGGAAGGGAAGAACGATTGATAGCGCAAGATGCATGGGAAATTGTGCGCAAGAAAGCTAGTCAAGTAGGGTATGAAAAAGGCCTTGATGAACTGGAAGGTATTACAAGGCTAGCGGCTAAAACTGTATGGAGTTTCTTTGATCCAAGAAACTGCCAAAGCTACAACGAAAGCGCAGCGATGAGCCAATTCTGTAAGGCGTATGAACAACTGGCAGCACGTGAACAAAAGAACATGGAAATTGCGGAAAGCATTAAGCATAATGGCTTATTAATGGAAGCACGAAAGCGGGCAGAACTTAGCATGCCACAAACAGAAGTTAAGATGCTTGATAATGGGCATTTGGTGGAAGTTGAAAAGTTCGAGCCGGTAGACCTTAAAAAATTGGTAGAAAATGCTGATATTTTAAAGGAAAGCAAAGAGCTAATTCTGGGGGTATTGAAATGAATTGTAAATATAATGTATTTCCAAAGTTAATCGAATGTAGGAAGCGATTGTTTATGAGCCAGCGTGAACTAGCAGAAGCCGCTGGAATACAAGTTGAAACCTACAAAAAGCATGAACGAGGTGAATTTGAATTTAGATTGTCCGAAATGCTGGCAATTCAAGACGTGTTAAATGATGCATTGCAATGCGATTATACGTTAGATGAATTATTTCAAATGTCAAAAATCGATTAAATGCGTTGTATGGAATTTTAAAAGACTTAATGATAAATCATAAGGACGAAATAGCAAAAAGGGTAAATCGCTTAAATTTGCCCTATAGAATTAGAAAATAGAAAGGAAATTATATTGTGAATAGTGTTCAATTATTAGGAAATCTTGCACGTGATCCGGAAGTACGTTATACGCAATCCGGTCGAGCAGTAGCCACTTTTACAGTAGCTGCAACGAATACATACATTGATAGCGCTACAAACGAAACGAAAGAGCAAACGGCATTTGTAAATTGCGTTGCATGGGGCAAGCTAGGCGAAGCAGTAGGAAATTACAGAAAAGGAAACCGCTTATTCGTAGAGGGGCGTATTCAAACACGTTCTTATGAAGATAGCAACGGACAAAAGAAATACGTTACGGAAGTCATTGCCGGTTTCGTTGGATTGTCCGCATTGAATGATACATCAACTGAAAGTAACTTTGAGAATTTTGCAGATGATAAAAGCAATGATGAAAATGTTCCGTTCTAAGAGGTGAGTAACATGGATGAATACAAAATTACTGGCTATGTAAAGATTGGTTTTTCAAAAATTGTAGAGTGTGAAAGTCGTGAAAAAGCGCTGGAGATTGCAGAACAAATTGCATATACAGAAGATGTAGATTTTTGTGATTTGAATAATTGGTTTGATGATGTGGAAGTTGACGAGATAGAGGAAAACGAATAATAGGGAGTGAGTATTAACATATGAATGAATACCAAATTATTAAACAAATAGGTGAATGTCCTAAATGTGGATGCAAAGAGTTTATTATAACTTCAAAGGTTGATGGTGAAGTTTCTTATTTTGTAAATCTTGATGGTGAAGAGTGTGATAATTCGGAGATGTATTCAGGGTTAGATTATCACTATGACGAATGGTGCGTTTGTGCAAATTGTGAAAACAAACTATTTAAATATAGAGACTATTATGCTAGTGGTGATTTTTTACTTGAATAAAACAACGAAATAAGGGGTTTACTTCCTTATAATCCAATGTTTGGTCAACACAAAGGCAAGACATTTGGCTGGTATTTTTTAAGGGTTAGGAGTAAATATGTTACAGATAACAGTATTTCAAGGTGGATTAACAAGAATTTATAACACTAATTCATTTAAAGAAGGCGAAGGAATGAAAAGTGAATTGCATAATTTTTTAGTTGCTATAACAAATGTTGATTTGGGGAATAGAAAAAATATTGGTTTTGTAGATGTGGTAACCGGTACAAATGTTTTTGTATCACCTACAACGTGTTTAATCGAAGTCGATAAAGTGGAGGAAGAATGAAATTAGTACAAAGAAAGCGTAAACAACAATACATAAAAGCTTATTGTCTTATGTATCCATGGTATATATACGAAGCGGATTGTGAGTTTGCTGAAGCGGTAATCGGTGCAGGTATAGGAGCTAGAAATAAGCCTGATAAATTTAAACACGGGCGGCATTGTTTAAAATGGCTGTGCGAATATGATGCACACTCGATGAGCGGTGAAACGAACATATGGGGTGTAGTAAAGGGAGATTAAAATTGAAAGGAAATATATGAAGTTTATAGATTTCTTTAGTGGTATTGGTGGATTTCATACGGGGTTAGAAAAGGCCGGTATGGAGTGTATAGGCTGGTGCGAGTTTGATAAGTTTGCCCAAGCATCGTATCGAGCAATGTATGATACAGATAATCTGTGGTTTGGTGATGATGTAACAAAGGTTAAGGGGGAAGATTTGCCAAAGGCTGATCTATGGACGTTTGGTTTCCCTTGCCAAGATATAAGCATCGCCGGAAATCAAAAAGGCATTAAAAAAGGTACTAGAAGCGGTCTGTTTTATGAAATTATGAGGTTATTAGATGAGTGCGAAGAAAATAAACCCCAATGGCTTATGTGTGAAAACGTTAAAAATTTGTTGTCAATCGACGGAGGAAGAGGGTTCCTCAATGTTATCGGTGAAATGGCCGAAAGAGGGTATAGTGTCGAATGGAAAATGTATAATTCCAAAAATTACGGAGTCCCGCAAAATAGAGAAAGAGTGTACATTGTTGGATATCGTGGAAAAAAATGCGGCAATGGATTATTACCTATCAAAAGAGAAAACAACGCAGTTGTTGGTATCGGCGGAAATGATTTGAATATTGAAAGCAGCTTTATAGATTTAAGCAAAAAAAATGTAAAAACAACAAAAAATGCAAGATGTTTAATTGCTAGATACACTTCCGGGATAACAAACCAACAAGCGGTAAATAGTGGTGTACTGCAAAAAGACTGTAAATTTTTAGAAATTCAAGCGTGCCTAACGCCAGATCGGTTAGAAAAAAGACAAAACGGGCGCCGATTAAAAGAAAACGGAGAGCCAGCTTTCACTCTTACCAGCCAAGACAGACATGGCCTTTTAATAAAAACAGCCAATAAACAAGGTTTTGCAACGGCATATCATGGCGATGGCGTAGACCTAGCATATCCGAATAGTGAAACAAGAAGAGGCCGAGTGCAACCGCAACGATGTAACACATTAACAACTAGCGACAATTTAGGGGTTGTATTAGAGGACGGCTCGAAAATATACATTAGAAAACTAACCCCAAAAGAATGCTGGCGATTACAGGGATTTTCTGATGCACAGTTTGAAAAAGCGGCAGCGGTAAATAGTAATTCGCAGCTATATAAACAAGCTGGTAATGCCGTTACGGTAAACGTTGTAGAGGAAATAGGACGTCATATTATGGAGATAACCAATGAAGAAAATTTTAAAAGCAAATGATCTAACATATACACGTGAACAATTTGCAAGTGCTTTAACCATTGTTATTGGAAATAGAATTTTAAAACCAAAGATAACCGCAAATTCTTATTGCATCATGATTGAATATAATATTCCGAACGGTGAAAAACAAAAACGGTTACGGCAAGTAATTTCAAAAATGAACATGCAACATTTTAACGGAACAATGGAATTGTACTTGTATCATGTTAGGGAACAAATAAAGCACTTATTAACAAAAGAGGAATTGAATTATGACGAATGAACAAGGGGCAAAATGGTTATTACAAGAAATGTATGATGAGGGGTATCGTGATATAAAAGTATTTGGCGTATATGCGTATTTCGTAAACCCAATTTTTATTGAAAATGGCGGACATTTTAAAGTGCGTGAGCATACGCCGCGTATTCCGTGCAAAGTGCTGGGGCTGGGAACCGGTAAAAAGGAATATTCCATTGCCAGCCTATTGGGTATTGTGGAATGGGAAAAAGTACCAGTTGATACACCAGTTATTGCAAAAACTTTACTTAAAACAAAAAAACTTTATTTTGCAAAATACGAAAATGGACTTGTACATTGCTTTACGAATGGGCAGACGTCGTGGAGCCGTGAAGATAACTATTATTGGTTCTATCCAAAAAATGATGTGTTATTGGCAGAAAGGGCGCTAAATGAGTGTAATTGATATTACTTTAAAGGGGCGCCCAGCGACTAAAAAGAATAGCGGTCGTATTATATCTAAAAGCGGGAAGCCTATTATAATACCGTCAGAATCCTATATGAATTATGAAGAAAATTGCTTGTGGCAATTAGCCGGAAAGAAGCTGCACATATCCGGAATTGTTGTTGTTGAATGTAAATATTACTTGCCGAACAAAAGAAGTTGGCCGGACTTAATCGGATTGCTACAGGCAACAAGCGATATTCTGACAAAAGCCGGCGTGATTGATGATGATAAATGGATATGTTCGTATGGTGAAAGCTGCATAGCGGGTATTGACAAAGAAAACCCGCGTGTAGAAATTCGTATTATGGACAGACGGAACGCCGTATTAGAACAACTTTTAAAATAGGGGGATATTAAATGGGTTTTATCTGTAAGTTAAAGAAGTTTGTATTTGGTCGTGAAGAAGAGAACACAATCAAGGTTAAGCGATTTATGCATAGTGCGTTGTTACCAAAAATGGGTAGTGCGGATGCTGCCGGAATGGATTTTTACCAACCGGAAAGTGTAGTTATCGAGCCACATCAAACGCAATATGTAACGCTAGGTCTAGCAATGGAAATTCCAAAAGGATATATGTTAATGCTGGCGCCACGATCTAGCATGAGTAAAACTCCGTTAGTCATTCCCAATTCATTTGGTGTGATAGATGCAGATTACCGCGGGGAAATTAAAGGGATATTTAAAAATACCAGCGATGATGCGTTTCTAATTCAAAAGGGTGATAGATTATTGCAAGGTATTCTTGTACCAGTTGGTGCATTGAATTTGTTAGAAGTCGATGAATTATCCGAAACGGCGCGCGGTACTAGTGGCATTGGTAGTACTGGTAAATAGTTATTTTAAATAAAGAAAGGTGGGCGGTGAAATATCCGCCCTATCATAAGAGGTGAATTACATTAATGAGGAAAAAGGGAGAGTGTATAGAAAGTGTCTAAAAGATATGTGAAAAAGGTTAGTGAAATTCAAGCTATACAATACAACGGCACTAACGTTATGGAAATAGTCGATTTTGTTGATGATGTAATTGGTATTGATTGGTATGAGGGGGCATCATTAGAGATCACAACAAATAATGAAATAATCGAATGTTGTAAAAGTGATTACATTGTTAAAAATAATAAAGGTAAATTTAGAGTTTACGAGGCAAATGAATTTGAAAAGGATTATAGCGAGGTAGAAGATGATTACAGATAAACAAGGTAGAGAGTGGGTATTACAAAAACTATATGATGATGGCTGGCGATACATGATTGGTGGTGATGGTATATTCATATACTTAACAAAGAACAAACCGTTGATTGTTGATGGTATGTATAAGTGTACTGGTGATGAATATACACTTATTGGGCGGACGAATTGTATATTACCTGATTTGGGGAAAGGCGAGGTAATGAGCATCGCAGAAGAATTAGGTATTGTTGACTGGTCGAAAGTACCAGTTGATACACCTGTATTGGTTAGAAGTTGCAAAGAAAGCGAATGGAGAAAGCGTTATTTTGCATTTTATAAAGCTGGCAAAGTGCATACGTGGGATAGTGGTGCAACATCGTGGTCAAAAGAAAGAATTGAAAATACATCATGGTGGAACTATGTAAAACTAGCAGAGGTATAAATACATGATGTACTTTTTATTCTTTTGTTTATTAATTGCAGTAGGTAGTACCAAAGATGGATGGGCAAATGCAATTATATTTGTAGCATGGAGCGTGTTGGTTTATATGCTAGCTATTAATGGCGCATTTAAGGATTGAGGTGATTTGTATTTGAGCGAACTGTCAAAGGAAGAAAAGAGATTAATAAATAGTGCTAAGGAATACCTAGAGCCGTTAAAAACAGTAGATAAAGACCTTGAGTTAATGGTGATGGAAATAAAGGAATTGCAAAGTAACATAACAACGATTAGTGCTATTGATTACTCAAAAGATAGGGTAAGTGGTGGCTGTGTTCCTTGTGGATTGGAAAATAGCGTTGCAAGATTTATTGACATAGAAAAGGAACACCGTAGACGGCTTGATGAGTTAAAAAAGTATAAATGTGATGCAACTGATTTGTTATTCGATTTGCATGCTGCTATTGGTAGTAAGATATTAAGAGCAGAATACATATTAGGTATGACTACACAACAAGCATGTGCAATTTACGAAGAACATTTTAAAGAAAGACAAGCTTTGAGATATAGAGATGAAGCATTTATTGAAGTAGCCAAAAAGATATCACAAAATGTCAGTAAATGTCAGTAAATGTCAGTAAATGTCAGTATACCTATACTTTGCTATTAGGTATAATATATATGTAGAAGTTGCCACTAAGCGACTACTACTCACTCTTTCCTTAGGAAGTCAAACACAACAACAAGCGCACCAACATAAGAGTGCGCCTTTGTTGTATATGGGCGAAAACGTGGTTTTGGGCAATTCGTCGACGGACACTGAGTAGCAGCGCAACCATATTTGATTAATTAACACAATAAAAATGAATAAAACTATCACATAATGGGGTATATCCACGTCGATATACTCCATTTCTTGTATAAAAGTAACATTTAATTGTTGAAAACTGAACGCGCTGCATGCGTTTTGTATTTAATATAGAACGTCGGGAAACTGTTTAATTGCCGGCGCGTTTGGTTTTGAGTAATTAAAAAAGCCGCTATTATCTAGCGGCTAACATATGGCGTATTTGATTATTCATTTCTTGTTGGTACTCATCTATAGTATCGAATATTGTTTCACGTAGATTAAAAGCGGCGAATGCATCGTATATAGAGTTGGTGTGTTGGCGGAGTAGTTCGCACTTTTCAGCGATATAACGAAGCATCATAATAATGTTGCTTAAATCGTCATAACCTAGCATTTGAATTATACCGTCATTATTGTGTTTGATACCTGTATAGGTAGCTTGAAGTGTTTCAATGTTATTAAGTTCGTTATATTTGATCGCGTTTTTAATTTCTTGGATAGTCATTTGCATTGTTTTATTCTCCTATTTATTCTTTTGAATTGCATTTAACATTTTAACCGCCATATTGATTACATATTTAGGGGCGTTAGAACCGTATTCCCAATCTTGGAAGGTGCGGAGCGGCATTTCTAAATATTCAGCAGCAGCCTTTTGAGTGAGACCCGCTTTTAAACGGGCCTCTTTTATTTTGTTGTTTGAAGTGGGCATTATTTAATCTCCTTATTCGTAAAAGTGAGTTGCAATAACTTGATTGTTGTTGTCTAGTAATTGCCATTCAAAACCGAATGACATAGTTGAAATAAATTCAGATGCTTGTGATTGGTTATCAAAGTTCCAAGTTTGATTTGAATTCAAGTCTTTTAATGTGTACATTTTCATTTCTCCTTGTGATTAACTATTGGGGTTCGTTCCCCTTACCTTGATTAGAGTATAACACGGTCGCCGTGACGCGTCAACCGTATTTTTAAAATTACACGAAATGTGAAATATGATTATTTGAAAGGATAGCAATATGACGCAAATTCATTGCGATAGAAAACATTGCTTAAACAATGATAAGCATGGCATATGCACGGCTGAAACAATCGAATATAACGGACGATGCCAAACATATTGCACTAGCCAACACGCATCTAAACAAGTAGCCGGAATATGTCAACGATCACATAGGCGTATGAAAGCAAAAGACAATAACATTCTAAAATAAGGGGGTGAATATCAATGAACTACATGCCTAAAATTAAAAAGGTGATTACGGCATTGCAAGTTAAAAAGGGTTTAAGGTATGTTATTGATACTCGCCAATCATGGAGCAAGTGGGATAAGCCGTTTAAAGTATTTATTGTGAGCCGTATGTACAGTGAAGCGGAATATGCAAAAGCGTTCCCAGAGAAGTATAAACATAACCCGTTTAAAGAAGGACAACTATTTAAAAAGGTGGCTGAACACGCTACATCAAAGCCACATGAGTTGTTAATATATTTAGTTAATGTGTTGAAAGGTGGTGAACGTAGTGAGTGATATTAAATTAAAGCCTAAAGAATTAAAGTTTGCCGAAGAATGGATAAAGACTACGAATGCCACACAATCAGCAATAAAGGCTGGTTATAGCGCACGAACGGCGTATTCTGCTGGTAATCGACTGTTGAAAAAAGTTGACGTTAAACAATATATTGACGAACGACTAGCAGAAATGCAAGAAAGTAGCATTGCCGATACTAACGAGGTGATGCAGTTTTTATCTAGCACGATGCGTGGTGATATTCCCGACCAGTTCGGTTTAGATCCGGCGTTGAATGATAGGATAAAAGCTGCCGAATTGCTTGGCAAGCGTTATAAGTTGTTTACTGATAAGCAAGAAATCAGCGGCGCGGACGGTGAACCGATTAAGGTTGTGTTTAGCAATATGAATAAAGAATAATAGGTAATTGCATAAATCTATCATTAAATGGGGTATATCCACGGCGATATATCTCATTTTTTGTATAAATCTATCAAATATGGAAATAACAATCGATTATAAACCTAATGAAAAACAAAATATATTCCACAACACAAAAGCACCTTATGCGGTATATGGTGGCGCTCGTGGTGGCGGTAAAACAAAATCATTGATTATGGACGTGTTTATTTACGCCTTAACATATCCGGGTAGTCATTGTTATATATTTCGTGAAACATACCCAAATTTAGAAGCCAATGTGATTAGAGAGTGGATTAGAAGTGTGCCGGCTGAATTATACAAGTATTCAGACCAAAAGCACATAGCCACCTTAAAAAATGGTAGTCAGGTATTGTTTAGGTATGTGAAAAATGATAAAGATGCCGAAGGCTATCAAGGCCAAGAATTTGACTACTTAGGCATTGATGAATTAACCAAACATACAGAACGCACGGCGGAGTTGCTAACAGCTTGCTTGCGTAGTGCAAAAGGTTTTCCTGTTCGTTTTCGTGGTAGTTGTAACCCCGGTGGCCGTGGACATGGTTGGGTGAAACGTAAATATGTAGAAGCGACAGATTACGGTGAGAAAACCGTAATAGATCAGACCACAGGACTTGAAAAAGTATTTATTCCGGCTCAGGTATACGACAATTATGTATTAATGAAAAATGACCCTAACTATGTAAAGCGTTTGGAAGCATTACCGGAACAGGAAAAAAAAGCGTTCTTGTATGGCGATTGGGATGTATTCATTGGGCAAGTATTCACCGAATTCAATCGAAGTGTACATGTAGAAGAACCTTTTGAAATTCCGCAAGGTTGGACAAGGGTTCGTTCAATGGACTGGGGTTTTAGTAAACCGTTTAGTATTCATTGGTACGCTATTGATTATGAAGGTGTAGCGCATTGCTATCGTGAATATTACGGTTGCACAGGTGAGCCGGATGTAGGTTTAAAACTAACACCGGATGAAGTCGCTGCCGAAATGGCAAGATTAAGCGAGGGTGAAACCTATGCATATGATATAGCTGATAGAGCGATATGGCAGAAAGACGACCGCATGAAGTGGAGTATTCAAGGCGAGTCTATCGCGGAAATATTTGCACGTCATGGAATTAACTTTACTCGGTCTAATTCTGAACGCATTCCGGGCAAGATGATGGTTCATACCTACCTAAGGGAGAAGAAAATCAAATTCTTTTCTACGTGTAAGCATATTCTAAGAACACTACCGGAATTAGTATATGACGAAAGCAAACCGGAAGATGTTGATACAACGCAAGAAGATCATGCATATGATGAGTTTAGGTATTTTTGCATGAGTAGACCTATTACACCTAAGAAACCGGAGAAACCATTTAATGATGGTTATAGATATGATGATGAAACAGAAGGGGGAGTTACTGCATGGGGCGTATGAGTGAAAAGGCGTTACGAGATTACGCCTATAAGGTGTTAAAGTCAGAATACGGCGAACGCGAGGAAAAGGGCGTTATTATTCCGGCGAAATACACCGATGCGGAATTGGCAGAATTTGCACGAGCAATGCCACAATGGCAAATAGAACAAATGTACGATATGATATATGGTTCTGAAATGGTGGAATAATGAATATAGAACAAACATTCGATATATACGAAGCAAAAAACAATGTTAAAAAAGCATTAGAAGCCACGTCAGACTGGCGCAAGGCTGCTGCCGAGGACTTCGCCTTTATGCAAGGTAAACAATGGGCGGATGCTGATTTAACTAAAATGCGTGAAGCTGGACGACCAGCGATTACGATTAATAGAATTAGACCGGTTATTAATCTGTTATGTGGATACGCATCGCAGAATGAAACAGAACCGGACTTCTTACCACGTAGCGAAGAAGATGACCGCATCAGTCGAGTGGCTAAAGGCATTACAAAATACTGTTTAGACCGTGCGAATTATCAAAGGAATAAGGGCAAATGTTTTAGGGATAAGATCATTTGTGGTTTAGCCAATTACTGGGTATCTTACGAATTCGACTATACGAAGTTAGACGGCACAATTCAAATTGAACGTGTTTCTCCGTTTGATGCGTTTGTAGATCCCGAATGTAAAAAAGATGATTTAAGCGATGCTCAATATGTTGGCCGTTATAGCTGGGAAGGTACGGCGAAATTAAAGCAAGTGTATCCAGATAAAGCTAACGAAATTGATACGCTTAGACATAAATATGATGATACCGAACAGGAAGCCGGCGTTATTGAAATGGTAGACGGTGAGGCTCTTTGGTACAACAATAGCTACAATAAAATTCGTGTAGTGCAATATTGGTATAAGGAATACGGCAAGAAACACGTATTTATGACAAAAGAGGGTTTGGTTGACGAAGAAAATCCTTTGTTTTCCGTATTAATGGCTATTGGCAAAAAGCCTACTAGCATACCAGATACTAAAATCAGATATGCGACCTTTGCCGATGATGTTCTCTTAGAAGAGGGCGAAAGTCCTTATAAACACGGTAAATTCCCGTTAGTGCGTGAATATTGTTACTATACCGGTGAACTAGCAGATGATGAACTAGAACCGGCTGGCGTAGTGCGTGATATTAAAGATGCACAAAGGGAATTGAATAAAAACCGTAGCCAACGCATGCATGTTGTTAATCAGCAAAGTTTAGGCGTTAAGTTCTGGAGTGGTGTCGCAGATGATAACTTTAAAAAGATTATCAAGCGTGATAGCAATAAACCGGGTGCGAACATCTTCTTGCCGGCGAATGCAACATTCCAAGACGGAACGCCGGCAATGGATAGCAATATCAATTTAAGCCTTGAACAACAGGCAAGTAATGATTTCTATTCTATCAGTGGTATCACCCCGGAAAGTCTAAGCGGTAGCGTAGGCAATATGAGTGGTAAAGCAATCGATCTCCGTCAATCTGTAACAACAGTTCAAACGGCTGGCATATTCGAACAGGCGAAAGAAGCAGAACGCCAAATTGTTAAGTTATTATGGGGCGAAAAGAACGCTCCGGGGTTAATTCCTCAATTCTACAATCAAGATAAAGCAATGCGCATTATGGGCGATGATGGACAAAAGGAATTTGTACAGATTGCGCCGGGCCTTAATCAACCAATGCAAGAACAGGTTATAACTGATGCACTAGGTCAGCCGCAATTAGACCAAGAAGGCAACCCAATCAAACAGGTTCTATATGATCTAAGCTGCTTTGATTTTGATATCGTAATAAGCACTAGCCAAGCAAGCGCAACGGCAAGACGTGCTAACCTATATCAATTATTGGAAGCTAAGAAATCCGGTGTTGATATTCCTATGGATATTATCCTTGATTTTATGGACTTCCCAGAAAAAGAAACCGTCAAGAAACGTATTCAAGAAGCAAGCGAAAAGCCAGCTATGCCAGAATTGCGTGTTAGCGGCAGCCTAGATGATATGCCGGCGGAAGCATTGAGCATGTATTTACAAACGCTAGGTATACAGATTTCACCGCAACAAATTATGGCGGAACGGTTAGCCTTGAAAGGTAAACAACAAAACATTCAAAATGCACCGCCAAATTTGCCACCTATGAACGATTTAGGCGGTATGTAATAAAACTATCAACACAATAATAAAACGCTCCTATATGGGGCGTTTTTTATATTTCGCCCTAAGCAATGGCGTTAAACTACTTGCACATATATATTCGCCCGGCAACGGCGTTAAACTGCCATATTCTTATATTCGTCCGGCAATGACGTTAAAAGGCAATAAGGGGTATTTGATATGAAAGACGAATTAGTAAACATCGAAGAAGCTGGTTTCACTCCGGAAGATTTAGAAAACGCGGGCGTAGAACTGGAAGAAACAACCGAAGAAACGAATGCACAGGAAGGTGCGAATGATGTTCCCTCTACTGAAACGCCGGAAAGTGATGCGAATGATGCGGAAGTAGAACCGGAAGCGCCAAAAACAACCGAAGAAACGGAAGAAACTCATGCGAACGATCAGAACTTAAAAGCGGCACTTGCACAGGAACGCGCAAGACGTAAAGCGGCGGAAGAACGTGCTAGACAATTTGAAGCGCAACAAAAGCCTATTGAATTACCGCAAGAGGAAGTATCAAATATTCGCGACTTTGTACGCCGTGAAGCGTTGAAGCGCTTTAATATGACGGCGGAAGATTTAGAAGGTTTGATGTATGAAGATGCTGAAAAGTATAACGCTTTCATTCGTTTTGAAGCCAATGCAGAATATGCAATTACGAATCAGCAAATCGCAGTACACCAACAACGACAAACTAACCAAAATTTCGTAAATGAAATTAAATCGCTACCAAACTTTAATGAGTTGTATCAACGCGGTTTAGACAAGTTAAACGGAATGACAATGCGTGATGCGCAACCGATTAACGATGCCTTTTATCGCGTTGATATTGGCGAAGGTACGGAATCCGATTTTGAAACAATTAGGAAGTTTGTTAAAGAAGTGCAAAATGAACTGGCAACAAGTACCGAAGTACCAAACAACCCACTAGAAGTAGCGGCGACATTGCCAAAGGCTGGCGCGTTAAATGGTGGCGTTCCTACACCTAACAAATTAACGGAAGAAGATATTTTGAAAGCGTATGACACAGGCAATTTAGATGCATTGCCTAAAGAAATACGCGATTATTTAGACGAATTATAAGAGGTAAAATATGGCAGATCAAAAAAATCAAGTTACTATTCCAGCGGCGTTAGTCCCTAAGATTTGGACTAAAAAAGTGTGGCATGAAGGCTTAAAAGAGTCTTTCTTCGATAAATTCACCGCACTTGACGGATCTAACGTTGTACACAAAAACAAAGACTTAGAAGGCGTAAAAGGTGATGCAGTAACATTCGGTTTAATGATGAATTTAAGCGGTGCTGGCGTTGAAGGTAACCGCGCGACATTGACCGGCAATGAAGAAACATTGAACATCTACGACTTCACCGTACAAACTCAATTAGTACGTAATGCGGTATCTCGCTTTGAAGCGGACGACCAAAAAACACAATATGACATGTTAAAAGAAATCAAAGGTGCGTTAAAACAATGGTTAGCTGATTGGCAAGATAACAAGTTAATTGCTAAACTTTCCGCATCTCCTACCGCTGGTGAAACATTGTATGCTTCCGCGGCTGGTACGCAAGCATCTATCACGGCAAACGATAAGTTGACTACTACGATTATCTCTCGTGCGAAACGTAAAGCGAAAATGCATGGGCCAAAAGTTGCCCCAATCAAGGTTGACGGCATGGATAAATACATCATGTTAGTATCTACGTGGGCGGCTCGTGATTTGAAAGATGATGCGAAATGGCTTGCAGCACAACAAAACGCTAACATTCGCGGTTCTAAAAACCCTATCTTCACAGGTGCATTAGGCGAATATGACGGCGTTATTTTGTACGAATACGAACGCGTATTGAACGACAAAACAGGCGCATCTAACGCTAACGTATGTCATAACTTGTTGCTTGGTAAACAAGCGGCATGTTTTGCGGTATCTCGCCCAGCCAAACACATCAAACAAGTGGACGACTACGGCAACGTAGAAGGTAATGGTATTGCTTTCTATGGCGCAATCGAAAAATCCAAATTCAACGACAAAGATTACGGCGTAATCAATGTTATGACTGGTGGCGTAGTAGAAGCGTAATTTCAAAGGTATAGGCGGGGTAACACCCGCCTTTATTCTTATATGGGGTGAATATGAACGTAAAGCACATAATCAATAGGGCGTTCATGCAAATAGGCGATACCTCGCAAGAACAATATACTCCGTATTATTTATTGGAGTATTACAACGAAGGCAATCACTTATTAAATGCCCTAATCGGTCAATATTGCCCAAGCCTTGCAAGGGGTACTTTTGAAGGTAAGGGGCGCGGGCGAATTGTATTACCGTTTCAATGCATTAGCATATTGAATGTTAAGGCAGATGATGTGGAGGTACAAGGGTATCAAGTATTGAATTTGCAAACGGTGGTATTTGATGCGGATCATGAGCAAAAAATCACCGTTGATTATATAAAGACTGCTGGATATAAGATGCTCGAAGATGAAAGCGACTTGCCGGCGGAACTAGAAACATTGTTAGTTGATTATATCGTATATCGTGTAATGAACCTTGATATTTCTGGAATTTCAGCAAATATGGTTAATGCGTTGCAATCAATTAATAATGGTTTAGGTGGTAATGATTGCGTAATTGCGGAAGGGTATTGGAATTATGGTCGTAAGCGAATTGATTACTCTTGTTAATGTAGAGTCAAACGAAATTCTTGACGAACAACTAGAATATATCCAGTACATTAACGCAGCTATTGACTGGCTAACTACTATTCTAGTTAGTATTAAAGATCGTGAAGTAGTAAAAAATATGGATATACCGGATAAAAGGGCGGTTCCTTCTGATTTCATGGGGTTCGTACCTAAAACAGGGTATCCTATCCGCATCATCAATGGAACATTTGAAACGTATGACGGTGAAACGGTCAATCAAGTATTTTATAGCGTGCGTAAAAATCACGTTGATGAATTGGACGATACTATTCCGTTTTCTGAATTCTTTTATAGCTATCTAGTGCAGTTGGTATCTTTTATGGTTAAAAAGAAATCACTCATGACCGATTATGCTGCCTATGATAAGCAGTTCATAGACTACATCACAGAACAAATTAAGGTGGCACGGGGTATAACATAATGGGCGTAAAACAAGTAGCCATGACAAATGGTTTTAGATTGGGCCTTGATTGGAGCAACCCACCGGAAAATATCGACGTGCAAGCCTTAACACAGGCTAGACAATGCGAATTTGATAGAACGGATAATGCACTCCGTACCGTTCCGGGAGTTCGTGTATTGTATGATTTTGGGTTGCCAGTCGAAACCTTGTATTATGATGTGTATCGTAATAAATGGTACTTTTCTAGCGGTCGTAATCTATACGAAACTGATTTCAGCTCTAATAAATTGCTAGGTGCGTTAAATGGCACAGGAAAGCCTAAATATCATGCATTTGGCGGTGATATTCTTATCGCGAGTGGTGATAAACTGCAAGTTGTTTCTGGTGCTGGCAAGTTGGCAACACTAGAAAGTCCTGTTTGTGATATTGTTTCAAGTCATTCTGGGCGTGTACTTGTTGCATCTACTCATTCGCACCGGTTGAATTGGTCGGCCGTAGGCGACTATAACGCATGGACTCACAACTCAAATGATTCATCTAGTGCGCAATATGTATATGTAGGGTATAAAGACCAAGGCAGCATTATTGCCGTTGATTTCTTATCACGTGCAATTATCGTATATAAGGAATATGGACGTGTGTATCAAGTCATTGGTACGCCAGATGCACGGAATTTAACTGTATACCCGCTATCCTCTACCGGCTATTGTAGCGGCGCAACGATAAGCATTGATGATCGTAGCTATTATTTAGGCAATCAAGGCTTTATGTCATTTATGCCTACAAATACCTACGCAGAAATTCAACCGTTTGAAACTGGGTTGAACATCAATTCGTATCTATTGAAATACATTACAAAGGATTGTGAAGCGTGGCATATACCTAGTCGTAAGCAACTTTGGATACGACCATATAACGGTGATACAGTATTCATCTATCACTACTTGCCAAGATATGAGGACGGGCGCGGTGTGTTCACATCGCGTAAATTCACACATAACATCAATGATGCGGTAAATGTTGATAAAGAAGTATATATAGCCTATGGCAATAAAATCGGTATTCTTGACGAAACCATAGATACAGATGATAGCGTACAAATTCAAACATCAATAGTAAGCGGTAATAGGCTTGCAACAAGACAATTCATATTAATCATGAATTATAACTTTGTAACGCATAACCTAATATCTGGCTATGGTACTATTGGCATCTCAAACAAGAAGCCTAAACCGATTGAATTCGCTAGTAAAGCGGTTAAAACCTACTATGCGAACTTTAAGACACATGATTACAAAGTGCCGATGAATGTTAATGAATACACGAAGGCGTATAAAATTGGTGGCGGTGCTAACCGTAATGTACAATTCAAAATCAATGTTCAAAAGGGCGCTATTTCATTACGCCAGTTAGATTATACGTATGAAGAGGTTTAATAATGGCATATAAAGAAAAATACCCTTTGGATATTACACCACAGGGCGATACAGTACCGGAAAGTATAGATAAAAACCGGAACGAATTATTAAATATTGCGAAAGAAATGGACTTAAAAGCTGGTAGCGGTAGTACTGGCGGCGGTGGCGGCCTACGTAATCGCGTGTTAAGTGGCAAGGTTAGCAATGGCGAATTTTCTTTCTTAACCGGTGATAATTTAAGCGTGATGATTGACGGCAGTCAAACACCAGTTCTTTTGTCATTCGCTGACGGGTTCAACGATTATGGCGCGGTTGATTATGTGCAGACGGTAACACGCAAGCAAAGTGCATGGAGCCTACCGGCCAATAGTACATCGTATCTGTATGTCGAACGCTCTGTATCTGGGGGCCTAAGTTATGGAAGTACAACACTTGAACCATTACGCCAACCAAACGCACCGGAAGCGGCTACAGATAAAATGTACTACAACACCACAAGCGAAAAAATGAATGTGTACACAGGTACATATTGGAAAAGCATTTTACGTGTAGTAGTGGCTATAGCCGTAACAGATGCAACGCGTGTAAAGTCAATCAAGTATTATGATCCGTACCTAAACACGGCAACCGATGCCGTAATTGGCAAACGTAGGGTTGCCGGTAAGGACTATTTATTAACAGAAATACTTAATGCATTGGCTGACACAATCAAAAACATAGCTGGTGATGAAACATTCACCACTAACCCAGCAATGACATTGAAAGCAATTTCTGGAACAATCAAAGATTTAGAAAAAATCTATTACAAGAGAACAGATACTGTAGTAGAAGCCACGCATGCAGCAAGCGCAGATGAAGCGAAACATGCAAAAACTGCCGATACGGCAAAAAATGCAGAAGCTTGTGTTAAAAAGTCCGGTGATACCATGACGGGTACGTTAAAGGTACAGGGTCTTTCTAACGGTTCGATTGATTTAGATTATTACGCTAAAAACAAAATTGGTTATAGTGGCTTTACCTTTGGTGAATGTAACAACTACCGCGTTTGGGATGCCCAGTACTGGGGAACTGGCGCTATATTCTCATGGCATACAGACGATAATCGTGTATTAGGTACGCAGCTTTATTTTGCTAACAGTAAAGCTGCCTTTATTCGGTTTGATAATAACTTAAATGATGCTGGAGCATGGCAACGTATAGCAACATTTGAAAACAATAACACGCTAACATTCCCTAACGGCGCTAAATTAAAGGTGGAATAATATGCCTAACCTAGTACTTGAAAAAAGCGGTCAAACATTTCGTTTTGGACTGCACGAAGAAAAAGGCGTAACACGCGGTAAGTTTATAACTGTTCCGTTTAATGGGCGTGAATACTATGCGCGTTATGGCGATGCGTCAACACCGCTTAAAGCGGAAATTAACGGGCGCGAATATTCTGTACAATATGATCCGGTTGATTTTCAAACGATACGTTGGCAAGGCACAACAAGTAATACTAAAACTGTGTTTTTCCCAAAAGGTCGCTATGTGGTTAATATGCTTTTACATCAATACAAACGCATTGAAGTTTATATAAGTGAAAGCAAGGAAAAGGCGGTAACTGTAACAATTAACAGATTGGGTACTTTTAACGGAAAATACCGATTGACTATAGACGGAGTTTTTGACGAAAAAATTGAGAACAACTCTAAAGACCCTAGTTATTGGATAGAGCGCATAGGTGATTAACAATGAAACTAGATAGCCTTGAACATATGATAAAAGATTATGAGCGGCGCACAGGCGAACGAGTCAGTCTAAGTGGTTTTTATTTCGATGAAAATAACAACTACAAAGATAAATACAATTATTATTTCAAATTCTTCCCAAATGCTGGCTTCCTATTCTGGAGCATCAATGAATATGAGGGTGAACGGTATTTTACTATCTGGCAGACATACGGTGATATGAAAATCATAGGTAAATACATTGTTGAAGTGATGAAGTTGAATAATCTTGACTTGATTGTAACGGCAACACATCGCAGCGTGCGTGGTTTCATTAAAAAGTGGAACATGGAACGTGTTCCGCATATGGATTACACCTATAACGGTTTTAATTACAAAGTGTTGAAAACGGTGCGTAAACACCTTGAAGCGACTTTGTAGAAAGGAAAAGCATGTTCACTTTTAACTTGCAACTATTTGGCGGTGGCGGCAAAAAGTCGAAGGTACAAAGCATAGGTGCTAACTTACCACCGGCCGGCCCCGAAGAAAAGCAACTACTACAAGGCCAAATGGATTGGATTAATAAAACCAATCAAAGCGCCCATGCCTTGCAAGGTATGGGCGATAAGGCTTTGAACAATGTAATAACTCCGGAATACCGCCAAATGTACAATGCATATCTGGGAACCAATAAAGGCAACCAAAATGCGATTGGTGCATTACAAAATCAAGTGGCAGCGGCTGGCGCAAGAAACCTAACGGATAATACAAGATATGCTAACCAGTTAGGGGCCAGCGTTGATGCTATGAACAATGGCGCAAATCAATTAGCCAATGAATACAACGGCGCATTATTGAAAAATCAAAATGCAATGGATAGTATCACGAACGGCCAATTACCGGCAGCGTATTCCGAAGCCAGACGACAAGCGTTGAACAATGATTTACAGGCAACTGTAGGTAATGCGGTTTCTGGCTTAGCAAGTCGCGGTATTGTTAATTCTTCAATCACAGATAATGCATTGAACGATATTAGCAAGAACGCATCAAATACACTTGCGGCACAATATTCAAATGATTTAGGCCAAGCGGCGGCGCTTAATTCGCAAGCATTTAACAATAGTTTGAGTGGTATCGGTGCTAAAATGGGCCTTTGGGGTAACACCTATAACAACCAACAAAACGGCATCGTAAATCAAGCTAACTTGTTAAATCAAGGTTACGCAAATCAGATGAACAACGCCGGCACCGCAGCGGGGTTAGTAGGTCAACGCGAAGGGTTAGCACAAAACCCAATTAATACAGGTGCAACAACACAAAGCGCAGCTATTCAACCAGCCAAAGATTACTACTCTATGAGTCAGTTGAATAACGCGGATCAAGAAGATTTATTAAACAGATATATGACATTACGCTATGGACTTGCACAACCAGCACAAACAATGGTTAAGCAAGGTTCTGGCGGTTTCTTTGGAGGTCTCATGAAAGGTTTTTGTTTTGTAGCGGGTACAGAAATTTCAACACCGGAAGGTGGCAAAGTTATTGAAAGTTTTGTAAACGGGGATAATGTTATTTCTTTAGATGTCGTTAATGATGTAATTGAATTACATGATATGGGCGAAAAAGAAACGCATCGCCTTGAAACGATTGATTGCCAAGTTACTACCACAGGCAGCGAAAAAGTACTCACTCCGGAAGGTTTGAAAATAGTTGAAACACTAGAAATCGGTGAACCAATCATGACGGTTCACGGCTATCAACCTGTTACGGTATGTGAGCCAACCGGCAATACTGAACACGTATACGAATTGCAATGTACTGGTGATAATTTATTCTACGCTAACGGCATTATGGCGGAAGGTATCAACGAAGAAGAATTGAAAGCTATCGCCGAAGCACCGGAAGAAGCACCGGAAGAAAAGCCGAAAAAGAAAACTACAAAGAAATCTAACAAATCTGATGAACCAGTAGACGAAGAAAGCGAAGAAAACAAGAAAGTAGAGGAATAACACAATGGGCGTTATCTACGTTAAAGATTTTGAACCATGGGCGGCGTTGGGTGAATTAGCCGGTCAATATTTCTCACACCGTTTAGGGGCATTGCAAAATAATAAAATGGCTAAAGGCTATCAAGCAATGCTAGGCGGTGGTGGTGGCGGGGAACAAGACCCAAACACCCCTCAAATTGTAGATAATAATAACCGCATGGCTGGCATGGGTATGCAACAACCTAATAGCGCCGGCCAAATTAATCAATTATTGTCTAATTCTAATAACACATTTGCCAATAACTTGATGCAAAAGAATAATATCGGATTATGGGGCGGTCAAAATCCAGCCGCACCGGCACAACCAATGCAAGCGAACACAGATGCACCAAGTCCTATGTTACAACAACAGGCACCACAGGCACAAAACACGGGTTTATGGAATTTCCAAAACCTAAACAATACTGGTATTAATACAGGGGTACCGCAATCATATCAAGAAATGATGCAACAAAGGGTGAACAACCCTTTTCATGGGGCGCCCAAATTGGTAGAAAGTGGTAATGCCAACGAGGATAAAGCGCCGGGCCAATATTCTATACCAGATAAAGCAACTATAACCAGTGAAGCACGCAAACGACTAGGGGCGAATACACTCGCCCTTGTCAAAGCTGGTTTTGATTTCAAGACGGCGCAAGGTTTAGCCAACGAACAATATCAGACCGACATAAATAATATGTATACGCAACAAGTCAACGAATATCAAGAAAAAGTGCTTGAACCTATGCGCCAACAAATTATGAATAACCTTGTATTTACGCAAGATAAAGACGGCAATCCGGTTGTAGATACCTACAACACAAAACGGGTTAAAGGGTTAGCGCCAGCCGTGGCAAGATATAACTATTTGGCGGCTAAAGTAGGCGCTGGCACGATTGATATGAATAACTTGAATTCTATTGCGGCACTTGATAAACCGGATTATAAATTTAGTAGTGCGCAAAACGGCCATATTGTACGCTACAACATGGGCGACGGCACTATTCAAGATATGGGCGGTTATGGCAAGGTTGAAACAAAACAATTTGCGAACGGCCAAGTTATCGTAATGACACCAGACGGCCAAATGAAAAATATTGGTAATTTCGGTGCGAAGAATATCAAGGTTATGCCGGACGGTAAAACGTATATTGTTGGCACAGACGGCAGCATGAAATATGTAGGTACTCACGTTAAACCGCCAACGGCTACACAAACAGGTACAAGCGGATACAATGCGCAAGTATTGAGAACTTTATCCGCGCAGCATACCGCATGGGTAAAAGCTAACCCGGATAAGGCAGAAACAGAAAGTCCTTATTACGGACAGTTACAAAGCGCGTTAAGTGGTGCGCCTACTGGTGGTGGTGCTGGAACGCCAACGGTTAAACGGCAACCGACATATTCAAGCGAAGAACAGGCAGCAGTAGCCAAGCGAATGAACGAACTATCAGCGCAAGGCTGGAGTGATGATCAGATAGCGGCTGAACTTGATGCGGCTGGTTATGGTAATTATAAATCGTGGTTAAAATCTTATTAATAAAAGGGGTAGACTATGGGTGCGTTTGATGATATTACGAACCAATACGGTAAGGCAGCTGGAAACGGTAACGCCTTTGAAGATATAACAACCGAGTACGGTTATGACGTAGGCAACGCGCCCAAGCCTACGTTTTGGGATAGCGTTAAAAATAATGCCGAATACGTTGCTAATGGCGTTAAAAACAATATTGAATGGATTGACAAAACAGGCAAAGAAATCAATGACAATGTAGGGAATACATTGGGAAATTGGAAAGATGATGTATTAAACAAAGCGAATAATCTAGGTAGTGAGTATTCCAAAAGTGCTGCTAATGCCATTGAAGCAAATGGAGATAATTTTTCTGCGTTTGACGATAACGGCGACTTTATAGAAGAACATGCAACACCGGGCCTAAACAAAGCAAGAGCAGAAGCATACAATGCCGCAGTTGGCAAGCCGGCTGGATATCTAGCAATTACTCCGTATGTTCCACCACAGGTGCGAATAGCTGCGGGCGTCCTTGCTGCGCCTACGATTGCAAGTGATACGGCGGAAATGTATAACGCCAATGCAGCCGCAGAAAACGAAGGAACGGCACCAGAAGGAATTTTAGGGGATAAATATGTAGCCACGGCTAAAAATGTTTTAGTAGATCCGATTGCGGAACCGGTTGGGCGTTTAGTTGATGATCCGGGAGAGTTCGCAAAAAATATAGCCATGAACCCTACGAATTTATGGGACGATGTATTTTTACCGGTTGGCATGATTAAAGGCGCTACGCCTAAAAAGGTATCTGGCGCAATTGGGGAGCGCGTGGGGCGTGTTGGTGAACATATCAAAGAAAAAGCATCTAATGCATTTGAGGATATTGGGGAACGATTTACTAAAAATGAACCTAAATTTGAAGAAGGTGTTATGTATAACGCCTTTGATGATATTCCAGTACCGGAAGAGGTAAACGCAGTAGAACCGCGTGAATATTCCGAAGGCGAATTGAACGGACAAGCAATGGAAGGCGAAACAGGCAATATTCAAGCGGACGTTTATAACCGTTATCGCATGAATGGATTGAGCGACGTTGAAGCGGCCGGCATGACTGGTAATATTGGCGCCGAAAGCAGTTTTAGTACAACAGTTACAAGCGGCGACGGTTACGGTTCTCGTGGTTTGGTTCAATTTACTGGAGATAGATTAAACGGAGAAAACGGTTTATTAAAATTTGCTGAAAATCGTGGCTTGGATCCGTGGGATTGGAGAACGCAAGTTGATTTCAGCGTATGGGAATTGCATAACACCGAAAGCGCAGCATTAGAAGCTATGCGCGCGCACCCAGATGCTACACCGGCGGAAATGGCCCGTATCATTCGCGAGAAATACGAAAGACCAGATCCAGCGGAAGCACGCGACAATGTGCGTATGGAAATTGCAGAAGATACATTCAAAGGCAATTATGGCAAATACGAAAACGGCCCGCGTGATGTATCTTTTAAAGATAATACGTTAGATCCTAACTATAGAAACTATGAACAACCATTCAAAGATGAGTTCATAGAACGTGATGCGGTAAAAGGAGAGGAACCGCACACAGATTTGAATAGTTTTGTTGAAAATACCGAAAAGAAATCGGTTAAAAACGATGATTTAGGTATAACCTATCAAGGCGAAGGTGAAAAGGCCCGTACAGGCGAAATAAACGAATTTAAACCAGAAAACCGCATGAATACTGAATTTGTAGAGGGTGAGAAATCTCGAGTTCAAGAAAATGCGGTTGAAAATGATGTAAATAGTAAGTTTAGATACGAAGAAGATGCGCCAAACGTAAGTTTGAAAAATGCTATTGATGAATTGCCATTGAAAGCACGCGAAGCAATCGTAAATGAATTAAAAGACGTTGTGAAAAATGATGCATCTGAAACGAGACTTACGGAATTAGAAAACAAAGTACATTCTAATACGGAAATTCTAAAAGACTTGAACCGTGCAACCAAGCCGGATATTCCGAAAGCCGAACTTGATGCGGTGAAAGTTAAATTATCAGAAGCATTAGACGTACCAGTTGAAACATTGAGCCATGAATACATGGAACGTGTTCGTACGGAACGTGCTGCCGAACTCATTACAGATACGCAAGAACTAAAAACACTAAAAGCAGAACCGGCAGAAGGTGTCATGAGTAAATACGCAGAACAACCTAGCCAGTTACTTGAACACGCAACGCATGAACAGGTACACGAAGCCGTTGTGAAAGCCTTTAACGGCAACGAAGCAATGGCAAATCGTTATTTGGAAAGTAAAGGCGTTAGACCTAATGAACCACTACAATATAGTGCTAAAGGTAACGAAACACCACATACGGAACAAAGTGAAGGTGTTGAACGTATGGGGCGTGCCGTTAGTCGTCGTGAAATTATTGATAGTATCAATAACCTATTCAATCAGCGTATAAAAACAGGAAGATTGGGAACTAAAAACGCTAAGGGTTGGTATAATCCTAATAGCGATGTAATCCGTACGGGGGCATATGGTGATATCTCTACAATGATGCATGAGTTAGGTCATTACATTGATAACCATAATGGATTTAGCAATATTCCTAAGTTTGATGCTGAATTGTTAGGTCAAGTCGAAAAGCGGTTTGGTACTAGTTATGATAATTTAGATGTAGCTGGTAAGCGTAAAGAGGGGTACGCAGAATTCTTTAAAGATTATGTATCGGACAGAGCAAAAGCCAAACAGGACTTTCCGGAGTTTTATAAACACTTCAAAGAAACTATAGAACGTGATAAGGCTTTAAATGGCATTGTTAATAAATTATCTAAACTAACTCATGAATGGCATAAACAGTCTAGTGCAGACCGTATCAAAGGTTCTATTTCCTTTGAACGAACCTCTAAAGCTGAACGTATCATTACGGATGCTAAAGATGGAAATATTAAAGATATGCTCAATCGTGTTGCTAACGATGTGTACACAAAAACCGTTGATGAACTTAATCCATTACGTGAAATGGTTGAAGAGATAGAACGTGTTACAGGTGAGAAAATTCCGTTTGAAGACAACCCGCTCATGCAAGCGTGGATTGCTCGTGGTTGGGTTGGTAAGGTTCAAGAGTTTTTGGCAAAAGGTAGACCTGAAAAGGGTGTTCGTGCATTTGAGGATATCATTAAAGATATACCTCAAAAAGAACATAAAGATTTTAGTGCCTACCTTGTAGCACTACACGATTTAGACCTACACCGTAACGGCCAGATGCCTACATTTACACTAAAAGAGGATTTAGCGGCCGTTAAGCAGTACGAAAAAAATCCTACATTCAAAAGCGCTGCCAAAGACATTCACCGTTTTCAAGATTATATGCTTGCGGAACTTGCGAATAACGGAATATTAAAACCAGAAACATACCATTTATTGAGAAATAAATACCCTAACTACGTTCCATTTTTCCGTGATTTCTCAGTAGAGAGTATGGATGGGTTCTTTTCTAGCCCTAAAGGGTTCGTTAATGTAGCTAACCCTATTAAGCGGTTCAAAGGTAGTACACGTGATATTATTGATCCATTAGAAAGTATCGTAAAAAATACATACCAATTCTACAATGCAATCGAACGAAATCACGTAGGAGTTACCTTTGCCAAGTTAGCAAAGAAACCGGGCGTAGGAACCATCGTCGAAGAGGTAAGAGGTAATAGACCTGCAAAATCCACTGATAATACATTTTCTGTTTGGGTTAAAGGGAAAAAAGTTGTTTATGAAACAACTCCGGAATTAGCGCAAGCAATGAAAATGATGAACAAGGATACAAGCAATTTTATAACAAAAATATTGCAGTATCCGGCTAGTTGGTTACGTGCTGGTTCTACTGTTACTGCTGGCTTTGCTATCACAAACGCCTTGCGCGATACAATTTCGGCTGGTGTATTTTCTAAACATGGTTTTTTGCCTGTAGTTGATACATTTAGAGGGTTAGCACATTTCTTAAAGAAAGACCAGTTATATTGGGATTACGTAAAAAGTGGTGGCGCTCACGCTGCTATGGTAAGCCTTGATAGAGACTATTTGAGCGGACATTTAAGAGAGTTATTTTCTCGTAAGTCTACATTGTCGAAAGTCGCAAGAAACCCTATAGAAGTGTTGCGCGCTATATCGGAAGCAACGGAAGTGGCCACCCGTTTAGGCGAATTTAGTAACGCTAGAAAAGGGTATACAGGGTTATATAGTCGTTTAACAAAGACCAATTTAAAACCTAAATCACTAGGCGAAGCATCTATTGCAAGCCGTGATATTACGATTGATTTCAGCCGTACCGGTACACATACTAAGACTGCAAATAAAGTTGTAGCGTTCTTTAATGCGACTGTCCAAGGTGGCGACAAATTAGTACGTGCATGGCGTGATGATCCGAAAGGTATGACAATTAAATCTACTTTGTTTATCACGTTACCTACAATCGCATTATGGTATTTGAATAAAGATAACACCGCATATCAAGAATTGCCACAATGGGAAAAGGACACATTCTTCCATATTCCGGCTGGGGATAAATTTGTAAAGATACCTAAGCCGTTTGAATTAGGGTTGTTATACGGCACTACATTTGAACGTATGTTACAGTATTTCGACGATAAATCAACAGGCAGAAACGGAGTCGGCTTTAAAGGTTTAGGTGATAGGGCAATTGATACATTATTGCCAGACGTACTGCCTACGGCCCTATCTCCTATTTGGGAATGGTGGAGTAATTACTCTAAATTCAGACAAAGAAACATTGTCCCTCAATCCCAAGAGAAATTACCGGATAAACTACAGTACGGATCTAATACATCTATGGTGGCTCGAAAAATTGGCGACACATTCAACGTATCACCATACAAGGTAGATAATACTATTATGGGGTATGGAGGCAACCTTGCTCGATTAGGATTAGACATAACGGATGCTATTGGTGGTGCGAATGAAAAACGCCCTACTAAAGGTGTAACGGAGTTACCGGAAATACGCCGTTTCTTTGCTAAACCATATCAAAGTAGCGATAGCGTGCAACGTGTATATGATGATTTTAAGGAACAAGAAAAACTACATAACGAACTAAAACTTACAGGGCAGAGACCGGAAGGCTATGACCCTAAGTTATACAATAAGCTGAAAAATGCACAAAATTCATTTAAGGCTATTAATAAAGCATCGAAGAAAATTATTGATAGTGAAACCATGTCTAGCGATGCAAAGAGGGAAAAGTTAGACAAACTAAATATTCAAAAAGCCAATGTAGCAAGAGGGGTATATGGCTTAGGGATTATAAAGGAGTAATAATGCAAATAGTGTTAGATTTCTTAATCGATAGTTGGAATTCTCTTACAACTAGCTTTATCTTAAAAACAATATTGAGCAGCGTTGCTGCGTTGGCTATATGGGTGATTGGTTTAAAACACGTTCAAATATTGGGCGTGTTTATTTTATTGGTGTTCGTTGATTTGCTTACGAAATGGGCGAGCATCGCTTACAAAATGTTGGTTGATGAATTCGGATATGATCCGGAAAAAATCGCAACATGGGAAAAATATCGGGCAATACCGGTAGCATTTGAAAAACAACTCATAGCATCTAAATATATGCGTAAAGGGTTTATTGGTAAGGTTATGACATATGTAGCGGCTACAATAGCCGCTATTTTATTTGACGAGATGAGCGGACAAAAACAGTTCGCCGTATCGTTGGTATGGTTATATTTAGGCTCGTCCGAATTTTTATCCATTCTTGAAAATCTAAGAGACGGCGGCAACGTATCTATGGGAAAGTTTTTAGATTTGATTAGAACCAAAATTGAAAATAAGGTTAAATTATGAGGTGAAATATGAGGGGTATTGATGTAAGCGAAAATAACGGCGTAGTTGATTGGGGCGCAGTCAAGGCTAATGGCTTTGACTTCGCTATTATCCGCATCGGTTATGGCCGAGGTAATTTAGATAGTGAGTTCTATAACAATATCAATGGTGCAATTAATGCCGGATTAGCGATTGGCGTATATCATTATTCCTACGCTATGAACGAGGAACACGCAGCAAGTGAAGCGGAATTTGTAATCAACACGCTCAATGATGCTGGTTTAACTGTGGATAAGTTGCCTATGGGCGTGTGGTTTGATATGGAAGATGCGGACGATTACAAGGCAGATCGTGGCATGCCAACGGGCCAACAATTAACAAATATCTGTAGTGTTTTTATTAATAAGTTGTGGCAAGCTGGGTATGTGAATACAGGCCTATACGCTAGTTATGATTGGCTAGTTAATGTATTAGACGTTAGCCAGTTAGGCGGTTGCGCTATTTGGTGCGCACAACTTAATAGCCAATGTGATTATGACGGTGCTAATCTATGGCAATATACATTTACCGAAAACATTGAAGGCAAAGAATTTGATGCCGATTTGGTATTGAACTGGCCTATTTAGGGGGTATTTATGGATACTATCATTCAACTATTAAGGCGATATGCGCCAGTAATCACCGTAGCAGCACTTATGCTATTAGTGGTAGTCGTTGGCTTATTCGCATATAACGTGATGCATACTAAGAAACTACAGGAGCCTGTACTTTTAAATCAAGCAATCGTAAAAAACCCACAGAAATTAGGGGAAGCCTTAAATGTAACGCCAAAAGTAGCGAAGGAAGTTATTGCATATAGGGAAACGGCACAACCTGTAGTAACATATTACACGCAAGCGCCAACGCTACATGATGCGGCAGTTATTACGAAAAATGCTATTAAAGAAAAATCGCCTAACGTTCCAAAGGAAGCTATAGAAAAAAGCGATAGAACGGCAGTTGTAGAAAATATAGATGAAAATAAGGTTGATGTATATAAAATCAACCTTAATAAGGCACATCGTATTATGGGTGGCGTTACTGTAATGGAAACAGGGAAGGTATACGAAACCATAGGGTATCAAGCTGGCGACTTTCAAAGCCTAGCACATTTTGAAGGTAAGCATTTCAAAGGGGCCAGTGCTTTATATACATTTGCGAAATGGTAGGTGATCCAATTATCTCCGCGCCGTGCGGTTCACGGCATACTGTTTTTAATAAAAGGAGTAAACAATATGAAAACATTTACATTTGAGGGCAAAGTCCACGAATTCGCAGAAGAAATCAATCCAAAACAAGACGGCCTATATACAGCTACATTGACAGATAAAAACAATGTACGTTGTGAAATGTGGTTTGTAAACGGCGAATTAAAACGCCTTGTTGAATTAGATTAATAGTAAAAGGGGTACCATAGCGGTACCCCTCTTTTTTTATTTGCCGTCAAAAAATCGTCAAAAATTCATTTTGAAATATAATATTTTCTGTAATTTGTTTAGAGTGGCCACAATGAAAAACTTTGATTATTACAACGTATTTTGAAATTTGAAATAAAATTAAGCGATATAACCTTTTATGATTGACAAGAATGTTGATACACCTCCAACAGTAGAAAATTTATATAAGGAAGGTTATCTTACTGAACATGTTAAGACTGCAAAAGGGAAAGAATATACTATTACTTATGAAGTAGTCAGTGGTGGGACCTCAAAATCTGTTGTTGTTAAAGCACCTAATGAGCCTTAATTAACTTGTATAGGTTATGAATTACATACGTTAGTTATATGAAAGGACAAGGTATGAAAGGGACCAATTATGTAATAGGCCTTTTTGTATATATAGCATCTATAGTTCTGCCTATTATAGTTTCATCAAAAGCAATATCTTATACTCACATTGCTTTGTATGCTGTGTTTTCACTCATCATCATAGCAGGTGCTACCATCGATATGCATTACTATATATTGCCCGATGAAGGAGCGCTAGCTCTTGTAATAGGAGGGATTATGTATAGCTATATAAATGATAAATCTATGTTAGTAACCGTGTTAAGTGTTATGAGCGTAGGGGCTATTACATATGGACTTCGTTTGATCAGCCATAAAGGTTTTGGCATAGGAGATATTAAATGGTTTTCTGCTATTGCAATGTGGCTCTCGCCATGGGAAATTATATGTTTCTTTTACGTAGCATTTTGTGTTGGTTCTCTCTATCTCTTACTAACAGGTTATCGTAATCGATATATCCCATTTGGTCCCTTTTTATGCTTTGGTGGATGGTGTGCCTTACATGGGGGTTCCTATATGGAGGTGCTTTACCAATGGTTAAGGTACAACTTATAAATCGTCAAAGTGGATCTTTGCTGGCGGAATGGATTATTACGCTTGGTTTAATTTTACTGCTCATCTCTATTGCTTTACCTATTGTAATAACACCTAGTCGTTATACCTTAAATGGTACTACGCAAGAGGTGGTGTATATGCTCAAGAAAGTTCAACTTTGGTCTATGTTAGGGCATAAATCTAATGGTAAAGGGAGAATGCTTTTTATATTAAATAAGGACAGTTACACCTTAGAGGAAGATGCCAATCATCATACGGTAAATATATCATTGCCGTCAAATATTGAGAGCACGCGGTCTATGACCATTATTTCTTTTTCAGCTTTAGGCTTACCTTATGATGGGACAGAAATTATTTTGAAAGATCGTGAAAGTGGTGAGAAAAATCGCATATGGATATCTGTACAAACGGGGCGTATTAGGTGGGAAGAAGTGCACTGAAGGATTTATGTACGGTGATGCCTTAATATCAGCTGCTATAATCATGCTCATTTTACCTATTGTATTATCTATATTTTGGATGGCTACTCTTACGGTATATAAGGCGTATTATTGGGATCATATATTGCAAGATACCATAACGTATTTAGAAGTGGCTAAAGCTTCTTATTATAAGAATGGAACAATAGAAACTGGTGTATATAATTCTCAATTTACAATGAGTCCTAGTGAAAAAATTACCTATAAAACACATATAAAGCCTGTAGTGATAGAAGGTGTATCTTTACAACGATTAACAGTAGATGCCATCGATAATCAATCTGTTGTCTACTCTCTATCAGTTGATTTGGAGGGGATACATTGAACGGCGAGGATATAGAAAAGGTAATTGGAAAGAACAAAGAATATAAGCAGAATCCTATAGCAAATAAGAATAAAAATAATAATAAGAAAAATAATAGTAAGAATAGAAAGAATATGGGATTTATTTTGTATTCTACGCTCATTAGCATGACGATTTCTGTCATAGTTCTTACCATATTGTTAGGCATCGTATTCTATGCAGTTATGTGGGATGCTAAATTACTGGATAGTGTAGCTATGATGGAGGATGGCCGATATACACGGCGGATGGTTGTGGCTCAAATGATATGGAACCCTGTGAAGGTTACTGTAGAAGACCATAATAAGAGTTTATATATTCACGATACAAAACGTACAACCTTAACTGTACAACGTCATGCACTATACAGAAAATTAACAGATAGTAGCTTGCAGCCTGTCAGTGGCAGTCGAATTGTAGGAACTACAGATAAACGAAATGTGGGCTATACTCAGGAATATCCTTTTAGTGTTGATACTAATGGGACCGTGTATTTGCGCTGGTATATTAACAATCGTTTTGTTAATGATAGGAAATATACAAGTGGTTATGGAGGACTAACCATATATGAGGTCTCTATTGGACAGAGTGCTATTTATGATTGGTATAAAAGTAAAGAGGAGACAAGTCATGAACATAGGAGCCCATAACGCGGGCTTTATTACATATATAGCGATACTTACGATGTCCTTTTTATTACTATTAGCTTTTATGGGGCTTCGTATAGGACAAATATGTGAAAGTAATGTGGTAGATGAATTGCATTTGGAAGAAGCTCATTACGCAGCACAAAGAGGTGCTCATTGGTTTGTTGGCTATTGTAAATTAGGAAATGTATGGGACTTTCAAAATAAACTAGTTGTAATAGATGATGAAAATGTAGAGATTAATATTGAAGCGGACAGCTCAACAGATAATCCGCGTCATATTATGAGTTATGGAAAACTGAAGAATAGTGAAATCGTGAGTCGTGTACATATGTATGTGACCGTAGATAAAGAAAAAC